GAACCATTTTGTAGTGTAGCAAATCTATCTATATTGATACTATTTGCTAGTATTTCTTGCATTTGTTTAATAGATATAGTTTTTTGTTTAATTATACTACTATAAACATCAGCTATACATGCAATAAATGATTTATTTCTACTTAATTCTACACCTTGACGTAGTAAACATACATGGTTTGGTTTAAGACTAACATTACTAGCACTTACTTGACATTTTTGATTATCTGTTCGTAAAAATCTTTGAATTACTAATGGTAAAAATCCCATACGTTTGGGTTGAATTGGAAATTTTTCAGCACCTTTAATATAATCATCTTTTACTGTTTTATCTGGCTGTGCTAATGGTAAACCTTCCTCTTTTTCCATACATAACTCTCTACGTCGTTTTTGTTCTTTACTATCCCATTGTTTAAAACAACAAGGTAAACAATATCCACTTGGGTGACTATCTGATTGAATAAATCCTGGATAATGTTCCATATATTTACCATTTTTCATATGTTCAGATGGTGCATTAAATTCAAAAATACTGGTATTTTCAGGCACACTCTTAATTGGCTTACCATCTTTTCCTTTAAAAGGTATAACATTTCCATATTTACCTGATTTTACTTCTTCTTCAGTTAAACTAGTATTATCTTTTAAGCTCCAATATCTAGGACATATATACCAAAATTTCTCTCCGCCAGGGATACCATAATGCAATGCGTGTTTATACGAACCTGGATGTTCTCTATCTATTTTTTCTTTTTCGGCATCTGTTAATATTACTGGTTGACGTCTAACATTCGATGGACATATTCTATTATATCCACTATATTTCCCACCTAAATCATAAGTAAATAGTTTAGGAGCACGTTTTTTCAATCTATCTTCAAACGGATTTGGATTAGATAATGACATACCTGTTATATCTCGCTTTAGTACATTACCTTCAGTTGATATTTTTGGTTTAATAGTTAATTTAGTACTCGGTTTAGGTTTGTCTTTATTTGGTTGTATAACTAATTTAGGTTTTTGTAGTTCTGGTAATTGAACAGTTTTTTTTGGTGCAGCTATACTTTTGGTTACTAAAATACTTTTGAATGGTTGACTAGTTTTAACATCTGTCTTCACTTTAGACACTTCTTCTACTTCTTTTTCTAATTCTTCTTCTTTTTTTTCTACTTCTTCTAATTCTTGATCTTCTATTTCTTTTTCTAATTCTTCTTCTTCTTTTTCTACTTCTTCTAATTCTTGATCTTCTATTTCTTTTTCTTTGCTTAATGTTTTTTTTAATAAATCTTCTAGTGCTTCTATCTCTTCTGATTCTTTTGCACTTACTCCTAATGCAATACCAGGTGACTCTTTTGGTGATGAACCAACTGATGATCCTAATGAAATACTAGGAGACTCTTTTGGTGATGAACCAACTGATGATCCTAATGAAATATCAGGAGACTCTTTTGGTGATGAACCAACTGATGATCCTAATGCAATACTAGGCGACCCTTTTGGTGATGAACCAACTGATGACCCTAATGCAATACCAGGTGACCCTTTTGGTGATGAACCAACTGATGACCCTAATGCAATACCAGGTGACCCTTTTGGTGATGAACCAACTGATGACCCTAATGCAATACTAGGCGACCCTTTTGGTGATGAACCAACTGATGATCCTAATTCTATATCTGCACCGCCTTCTTGATCATCATCGTCATCATCATCTTCATCATCTGATGCAAAAAATGTTTTTTGTAAATCTTCGTCATAGTCATCATCATCTCCTTCTTTTCCAATTTCAACAGGTTGAGTAAATAAACTTTCGGGTTTATCTATAGTATCAATATCTAATTCACTAACATCTTTAATTTCTGACTGAATAGCATCGATTTCTTGAATAAATTCTTTTTCAATAATTTCTTTTTTTAAACACAACTTATTTATTCTCTCTTGAGAGACTTTTGTACTCTCTGGATTTTGAGTTATACGTAATAAACTGTCTAGATATATTGGGATTGTAAGTAGATAATTTATGTTATTTATACCAGTAACACTTATTTTTGCTGTACTACTAAAATTTTCCAACTCAATTTTTGTTAAAAATCCTGGATTATTTTTATTTCTAATCTGTTTAGTTTTATATAATGTTTTAACTACTTCAGTTGATCTTAATACTTCGGCTACTCTAGATCTAGCTGCTGACTCAGATAAACTAAAATATTCAACTAAACCTTGAATTATTTCATCGGGAGTAACATCATCTTTATTATAAAAATCTAATATAAAAGCCTCTATACTGTCCATTTCTGAAAAATTACTAATACGTTTAAACCGCATAAAAATTCCTTTACGTAAATTAGATTGTTCAACATTAAAAATAGAAGATATACAACCAATATTACTATTTATATTAATATTATGTGTTATGTCGAGAGAGATAGCATATGTTAAATTTGTAATTTCAACATTATCTTTATCTAATCCGGTAAATAATGAAATTTGATATCCAGATTGTTCTAATTTATCTTTAACAATGTTAATAATAGGATTAACAGCATCTATAATTATTTTATCAATTGTTTCAATCATTAATGGGTTATCTATTTCAAAATTAATAGTAATAGATGTATCTGGATTAAATTTACAAAAGATAGGAATAATTATACCTTCAAATTCATGTGTAATATAGCAAGTAACACTCTTAGTAGTACCAATAGTTTTCATAAATTTAAAAATTTTTGACTTTGGTAAAAATGGAATTTTAGTGCCTTTGATAGAAATTTTATCAGCATACAATCTATATAAATTCTCCATTTTTTTTGAAGGATTAAATTTAATTAATGGCATAGTCATTTCAGCATGAAGTGTTTTAAATATTATATCTAATGGTATAGTATATGCTATATTAGGTTTAATAACAAATTCTAAATTACTAATGCCTTTGTTATTATATTGTAAATCACTTGTTTTATCTTTATAAATATCATAAAAAAGAGATATATTATTATTGTTTCTCTCAAAATTTTCATCTATCATCTCTTTAGATTTAGACACTAACATAGGTGATTTTTCTAAAAGAAGACTTTGTGACAATATTTCTAATTTTAACAAATAGGGATAATATAGCTTAATTACATCTATTTCAGACAAGCCTTCTCTATTAGTATATTCTAAAACATCAGTCGCTGAACAAGAATAGATAATATTTTTATTAATTTTATTTAAATTGTTTGATAATAATAACGATTTATTATTAGTTTTTATTAAATCACTAATTATTTTTGTATCTTCATTAAAAACTAAAGTTACAAATGGATTTATAGTAAAAGGATAAAGATTAGTATAATATGACATAGACTGTCCTAATGGAACATTAATCTGTAAATTTTTATCATCTAATTTTAACTCTAGAATATCATTATAATTATATTCAGCTTTATCTGGTATTGAATCTAGTAGTATTTCTTGATTAATATTTAATAAAAATTGTATAAACAAATTTTTTGTTAGTGGAAATTTATCATTTTGTGTTAAATCATTATATATTTGATATGAAGTAAACTGATTAGTATAGGTATAAAAAAAATATATTTCTTCAAATGCTATATCATTAACACTAATTAATTTCTTTTTTATAGTTTCAATTGTATCATCAATATAAATAAGTAAACTATGATAAAAAACATCAATATTATTATCTAAAATAGTTCTAATTTCATCCTCATCAAAAAAATCATTTAAAATTGATGTATCACTTTTATATGTTTCTTTAATATTTTCTCCTATATGGTTAGTATCCCCATTAAATACATCTATTTTATAGATCTTATTATCTTTTAAATGACATATTTTAAATATTTCTTGTGCCATATATAGAATAATCTTATATTATTTTATATATTTATTTATTTAAACTTCATATATCCAATTTTCTAATGATAGTGTAGATTCATCTAATTTTACTAATTCAGTTTCTTTTTCTTTTATCGCTTTTAGATTTTTATCAATTAATGGTTTTCTCTCTTTCTTGTGAATTTTAATATATTTATCAAATGCCATATACTTAGTTATAAAGTAATATATAAATGAACTATTTACAATTACATATAAAGTTAATTTCATAGGACTTGGCTTATAATACTGAAACAGATATTGTAGTAACATAAATAGTATATTTGAAAGAATTAATTGAATATTATATTTGCGATTTACTTGATATAGTGTAAACCAATTATTATTTGTTTGATTTAGTAAATCATTCCTCTTTTTATTAATTTCTTTGTATCCATTTTTTAATTCATTTAAATTAGTTAGTAAACTTCTAAAATACCTTGTTCTAGAATCATATTTATCTTCTTCTGTCGCTTTTTCATTTAATTGTTTAGTTAGTTCAGTTAGTTCGTCTTTCAATAGCTTATTCTCTCTTTGCAAATCTAAATGATTTAGTATAAGATATTCTTTAAATTGATTGTATTTTTCTTCTTGCTGTCCAGATCGAGCAATATTAATATGGATAGGTTGCTGATCAACTTCCATAGGTGATGACATTTTGTGTGTATATTAGTATACATCACAAGTATCAATTTTTTATTTCAAATATTTTAAAAATATAAAAATATACATATACATATACATATCATGTACAATATAATAGTAGCATTTGACATAAATCGTGGTATTGGAATAAATAATCGACTACCTTGGCATATTCCAGATGATCTTAAACAATTTCAAAAACTTACACGAGGTAATGGTAAAAATGCAGTAATTATGGGAAAAAATACATGGAATAGTTTACCAGTTAAAATGTTAACGGGGAGAGATAATTTGATTTTATCCTCAGAATTAGTTATTGAAGAAAACACTCTATTTAATAATTATATTAAAACATTTAATACTTTACAAAAGTTAACAGATTTCTGTGAAAAAAATAACTATGAAGAAGTCTGGATTATAGGTGGTAGCCAAATATACAATTTATTTTTAGATAATAAACTAGTAGATAAAATTTATGCTACTATTATTAATCAACAATACAAATGTGATACTTTTTTTCCTGAAATTATTGATGCAAAAATGATTAGTAAAACTGATAAAAGAGTCAATAATATTGATATTTCATATTTAGTATATCAATTATAAATAGTTATTTTTTTATTATAAATATTTCATTTCCGCAGTCATAAAAGTGACTTAATAATATTAAATCAGTTTTTTCAAATAGATCTTTAATTTCATCTATTTTAAAAATATAATAATAACGTTCATAAATTGTTCCGTAATTATTCCATAATACTATATTATCACCATATTTATCAAAACTTTTTTTTGTTTTTGCTGGTTGATTAATAGACCACACTGAGAGTAATATTTTACCTTCTGGTTTAATTAGTCGTTTCATCTCTAAGAGTGCATTTATTCTATTTTCATAACTTGATAATTGATGAAACATAGCTATACATATAATTGCATCAGCAGTATTATTTTCTAATGGAATGCTAGTAACATTTGCATTAATGACATCTAAGTTTTTAGATTTACAAATTTTAATAAAATTTTCACAATTATCAATTCCTATAAACTTTAATTTATGATAATTCATATTTCGTCCACTTCCACAACCAATATCATATACAAGACTATTTTTATTAAGTTTTTCAAAGAATCCATCAATCCATTTCCATTTATATGCTCTAGTATGATTAAATCTCTCTGCAATATTTTCATAAACATTTTTAACATATTTTTCTTCAGTTTGTGTTAACATAATAACTATAATAATATTCTGTAATTATTAAATCAATTTAATAATTATATAATAAAAATTGAATGATAAATATAATTTTATATTTATTACAGTATGACTACTAAAATAGTTACTGTAGCACCAGAATATACACTAAAATTTGATGAAAAAGAAGATGAATTACGTGATAGGACACATCAAGAATTAGTTAGAGATTTTGGAAAAAATGGAAAAATTAGGTGTCCATGTCAAAATCGTGAGTATATTATTACACCTCAATGGTGTAAATCACATTTTAATAGTCAAAAACATCAAAATTGGAAAACTCTTCAGCAAAAAGAGCATATTAAAAAACACGGTCATTGTATATCAGCCGAACAAATTGTTGATCAGCAAAGCAAAGAGATTAGAGAATTAAAAGTTAATATTCACAAACTAACTAGTGAAAATACAAAAAAAGATAATAAATTAAAAATTTTATCAGAAAAATTAACTGAAGTAACAGATGAAAATAGTCTTTATAATCAAGAATTAGAAAATATACAAGAAAAATTAGAAACTTTACAAGAACAGTTAGAAATATATAAAGAACAATGTAAGAGTAATGATAAAGAAATTATTGATCTTACAAAATCTAATGATAAGTTAAAACGCGAATTAACTTTAACTGTAAAGAAAGATAAGGTTAATATATCAGGACAATCACGTTGGAAATAGTTAATAATACTAAGATAATGTTTTAATTAAGATAATCTTTTAATAATATCGAGAGAGAGCACGTTGATGTTAATCCATTATACATAGCCATTAATCCAAATAGTATTAAAACTATTATGGGTAAAATATTTATTTTTTTTAATAAATTTTTTCTCATTAATTCTATGTAGATATAACCAGCACATAATAACATAACTAGCCCCAAAAAAGTTTGTAAAATTCTCATAAGATTATAAAAATTATATGAATTACTACCTACAATATTAATATTAAGTAATTTACCATTTAAAGAAACAGTATTAGAACCATAATTTAAATTAGAAAATTGTAAATTTTTATCAACTTTTATATTTTCATAATTAGAAAAATATTTGTCTTTAATAAATTGAGATCTGGCAGCTGATTGGCATACTATATATATTTCATCAACATATTTTAAGTGATTTATAATTGTTTGTCTATTAAATCTAATCATATTCATAGGAATATTATAAAAACTATACTCATTTGACTGACCAAAATGTTTAGAATAAACTTCATCACTTTTACGAATATCAATAAAGATATATTTCATATTTATATTATATTGTAATATAATATAAATTCAATAAAATTAAACTACAAATAAAAAGATATTATGTTATTCCTGATGTATTATCAAACCAAGAAGTAGATATTGCTAAATATTTATTTTATAAATGGCAAAAAACAATACCAAATCATGATAAAATTCATAATAACTAGTCATATTTACAATATCTTACACCAAATAAATATTTAAAAATACTAAATTTTTTTTTATATTGGCTTTTTTTATGCAAAAGAAATTTAACTGTACCAAATATTGTTATAAAAATGACTAAAATAATTAGTACTTTATTTAATTTATCTAAATTTTTATTATAATTTTTATAAATATTTTTATCATTATCAGATTGATGTTCTATTTTATAAGAAAAATAATTCATATACATATGGATTACATATAATACAAGTAATAATAAAAATACAATAATTGTAAATGGTACAGTCATTTTAGTGAAAATTATTATAAAAATATATATTAAAAATGAATTTTTAAAATGAATAATTGGATTTTTATTTTTATTATCTAAAAAAGATGTAGTAAATAATATTAAACTAAGATATACTGCATGCCTAGCATATAAATTATTTGCTAATAATTTTTGTAATGGGCAACCTAATAATTTAAAACTAAAACTTCCCATAATAGTTAAAAAAACTAGAAATAAACTATCTAGTTCATCACGAATTTCCATTATATATTAGTAATAAAAATTGAAAAAAAATAATAAATGTTTTTTTTTAAATTTAAACTATGGATATTATTCAAGAGCTACAAACTAAAGGATATTGTGTTATTCCTAATGTTTTATCAAATCGTGAAGTAGGAGATGCTAAAGATTTATTTTATAAATGGCAAAAAACAATACCAAATCATGATAAAATTCATAATCAAATAGACCCCCATGGCATTTATAAGTTTCATAATGTAGGACATCAAGAACATGCTTGGGCAATTAGAACTAATCCAAAGGTAGTTGATGTTTTTAAAAAAATATGGAATACAGATAAATTAGTAGTTTCATTTGATGGTTCGTGCTATATTTCAAAAGATTGTAATAAACAAGATAATATCTGGACGCATACAGACCAAGCTCCAAATAGTAAAGGGCTACAATGTTACCAAGGATTTGTAGCATTAACAAGTAATAGAGAAAGAACATTAGTAGTTTATGAAGAGAGTCATTTACTGCACGAACAATATTTTAAGGAACGTAATATTACTAGTTCAAAAAATTGGCAATTAATTAGCGAAGAATATCTTGAAACTATATCTACCAAAAAAAAGGCACTAGAAGTACCTGCAGGCGCACTAGTTTTATGGGATTCAATAACATTTCATCAAAATAGATATGGATTACCTGGTTCAGAAGAGAGAATTGTTCAATATGTTTGTTATTTACCAAAAGTAAATAAAAAAAATAGTAAAAGTCAAGAAGCAAAGCGTCTAAAATACTTTAACGAATTGCGTACTACATCACATTGGCCTTATCCAATTAGAGTAAATAGTTTACAACCACAAACATATGGAAATCAGGACAGAAAAATAGATTATAGTAAACTTACTAAACCTAATCTAGAAAGATATATAGATAATATTCTAGAATTAATTTAATTATTTATCATAGTAAGGATTGTCAGTAATAGGCATACCACAATATTCTCCAGGTTTATTTTTATAATCGACAGGATTATATAATCCTGCTGCTTTT